ACCATCAGGTAGTATGTCTTTAGTATGGTCAGGAGATCATCAAGAATGTCTAAATCAACTTACAAGTTCGTTTTGGTCATCTACGGGTTCTATCATTTAAAATAAACATTAACATAACTTGGATAGGGAAAAGATATGGCAAACGAATTTATAATAAAACACGGATTTCACTCAAAGGGAAATGCCGAAATAACAGGTTCACTAATAGTATCGGGTAACATTAGTTCCAGTAATGGAATTATTACTGCTACAACAGGAGCATTTAATCATATAATCACTGATGAAGATACTATAGAATTTAGAAATAAATCTACAGGTAATCAAACAGGTAAATTAAAATTTGATAGTTCTACAGGATTAAATGTATTAAGTAATACTGGAGCTCGTACTAAAATAAGAGCAGGTAAAGGTGAGTTTTTATCACTTGAAGCCGGACCTGAGGGATTTAATAGTGCAGGACCTATTACTGGTAGTAGTCATATAAGTGCTAGTGGAAATGTATATGGAGTTACAGGTTCATTTTCACGTATAGTTGGAACTGTAGCTAATACAATATTTACATTAGATTTTACAAGTGGACAATTAAATACAAGATTATTTGCTCCCTACAATTTATCAATAGATAGTGTTACAAATGTTACGGGTTCCCCAACAACAAACATTACAAGTTCAGGTTCACCTTATACGTTAGGAAACGCTATAACGGTTGGAACTGCGATTGACGTAACAGCTAGTGTAAGCTCAGTAATTAATTTAAATATAACCCGATAATGAGTGAATTATACATAAAAGTGCAACCACCGGCATCAACAGAAACAGGATATCAAAGACCAACTGAATGGTTAACTATGCCTACAATCACATCACCATCTTTAAATGGTCTTTATTTTATTTTTGAAGATAACCCTAATGGTAATGCTTTAGTAATGAGAGATTCACGTGGGTTTACTAATGTTGATTGGGGGGATGGTAGTTCTACTGAAAATTTTTCAGCAAATGCTGAAATGTCTCACTTATATAATTATGATAATATATCATCTCCTATCAATGTTTATACAGAAGATGGAAGTAATCGAAACTATAAACAAGTAATAGTAAAACTTACTTTCCCTGGGGCAAATAACGCAGAAAACTTTTTATATCTTCAACGATCATTCCCAACTAACACTAGTGGTAGACCAGCTTGGGCTGAAATTAATTGTAATTTTCTCAATACGAGTAATAGATTATATATGAGTGATTTACCATATTTAAGAATATTTAAATGTACCGATATTGGATTTTCTTCTAATCCACAAAGAGCATTATATGCTATGAGTAATAACACTTATAAAATATTTGAAATCCCAACAAATCAGTTTTATAGTGCATACCAAACCTGGACAAATTCTACTTTCCCAGATGATTTGGATTTACCCGATTTAAAATCAGCTAATGCTGCCTCAATTAAAGGAATAACTGCAAAATCAATAGGACATATTAGTGCATCTAGTGGTACCTTTCTACAAAATGTAAATATAGGATTTTGCAAAGATCTAAGACTTAATTCAGGGCAGGATTTACTTTTAAATGCAAACATAAATATAAGTGGAAGTATTAATTCAACTGCAACTTCCTATAGAAGAAACTTTCAAAATTGTACTACACGAAGACTTGTTTTTTCTGCAATCCCTGCACAACCTTCAAGTATGGCTAATAATAATGGTTGTTTTACTGGTATGAAAAACTTAGAAGAAATGATAGTACCAGGCTTACAAAATGGTTTTAGTATTGCAGGTTCAAACATGAGTGCAACGGCATTAGATGCAATGTTTACAAGTTTAGGCACTGCTAATGGAAGTCAAACCATAACAGTAACTGGAAATCCAGGTGCTGCAACATGCACTACTTCAATAGCAACTAATAAAGGATTTACTGTTGTAGTTTCATAAAAAATAAAATAAAATGTATTATAGAGAAGACACACAAGAAGATGTTTGGTATATAGGTAATGAAATTAGATTCCCTGATGGCACTGTAATAAAAGATGGTGTACCTGATTCTTTTGATGATTGGAATTGGAGTGCAGAACCACCCCAAGAATATTTAGATTGGGTAGAAAAACAAAGACTTGAAAACTTAATGTTAGATCTTGAAGATGAAATATAGTTTTGTTTAAATATTTAGATTTATTATTAATAATTTTTCTAATTCCCTCATATATTTATAACAAAAAGGCATGGCTAACGTACCAATTTGGCCTGGTTCAAGTAATTTTTTTCCAGGCAACACCCCCTTCGGATTCTATGATAATGATTATCAATTCCAACAAGATGCAGATAAATTCGCAACATTTGCAGCTCGTCGGCTAGGATATCCTATTGTAGATGTAGAACTTCAAGATTTAAACTTTTATACTGCTTTCGAAGAAGCAGTAACTATATATGGCAATGAAGTATATGCCTATAAAGTAAGACAAGATTACTTGTCTTTAGAAGGAGTTGATATTGAAAATGATGTTCCCACAATAGATGGTAATCCTTCATTAGCATTTTCATCTATTACCCCTAATATGGGAGTAATAATAAAATTATCAGAACAGTATGGTACTGAAGCAGGAACTGGAGGAAATGTTGATTGGCATACAGGTTCAATTGCTTTAACATCTTCAGTTCAAGATTATGATTTAAATGCTTGGGCAGTTAGTCAAGGGTATAAAAATAAAGATTTAGAAATTAAAAGAGTATTTTATGAATCCCCACCTGCAATTGTAAAATTCTTTGATCCGTATGCAGGTACTGGAGCTGGAGTAATGAATGTAATGGATAGTTTTGGGTGGAGTGGATATTCACCTGCTATTAATTTTGTATTAATGCCCCTTAACTATGATTTACAGGTAATTCAACAAATAGAAATGAGTGATACAGTTAGAAGATCTAACTATTCATTTGAAGTTCAAAATAATAAACTAAGATTATTTCCTATTCCTGATGGTTCAGTATCAAAATTGTATTTTCAATTTTTACTTAAATCTGAAAGATTAGCAAACAGTATATCAGGAAATACAGGTTCAATTGCAAATGTATCTAATGTTCCTTATACTAACCCAGTTTACACTTATATCAATTCAGTTGGTAGAAGTTGGATATTTGAATACGCTTTAACGTTGAGTAAAGAAATGTTAGGATATGTTCGTGGTAAATATACTACAGTGCCTATACCGGGCTCTGAAGTAACTATGAACCAACAAGATTTGTTATCATCAGCTACAGCAGAAAAAACAGCATTAATTGATAGATTAAGAGCATATTTAGATGAAACATCTAGAGAAAAATTACTAGAAAGAAGATCATTAGAAACAGAATACAGACAAAAGGAATTAAATCAAGTTCCTCAACCAATATATATAGCGTAATATGGCATTATTTGGAGCAAAAAGAGATATAAGTCTATTTAGACACATTAGCCGAGAATTGATGGGAGATATAATCACCCAACAATGTGCATTCTATAAGTATAAATTAGAAGAAACTAAGGTTAATATCTATGGTGAAGCTGCTGAAGAAAAATATTATATGGGTCCTGTTTTACTTGATTGCATAATAGAAAGAACTGATCAACAATACCCTGAAACAGATTTAGGTACTGATTTTAGTTGGGGTGCTACATTTAGATTCCTTAGAGATGATTTACTAGATAAAAATAAAGATTTCAATATAGATACAGCTCTTTATGGTGCTGATTTGGTTCCTGAAGTAGGTGATATTATATTATATCAAGATGGATATTACGAAGTAGATAATGTAAGTTCAAATCAATACTTTGTTGGTAAAAATCCAGATTATCCAAATGATGTAAACCCATTAAATCCTGGATTGGAAGACTTTGGTTCTTCTATTTCAATTATTTGTGAAACCCACTATGTACCAGCTGATAAGGCGGGGATTAGTAGAGAAAGATTTTTATAATGGCAGAAAGAGGAAGAAAACCAATACCTAAAACACAAAGAGAACTTAGTGTTTCACAACATGAGCCTTATGTTAATCCTGAAACGGGAGAAACTACAGGTAATCCTAATAGTGCTGTTGATTTAAATAGGGGTGAACAAGTATCTTTTAAAGGTGATACTGTTAAACCATTTTCTTTAGGATTTAAAGAAATAGATGAAGCTCTATTTTATTATATGGAAAATATTATTAAACCAACTGTTCAACAAAATGGTGTGGTTCAAAATGTTCCTGTAATATATGGTTCTCCTGAAAAGTGGAAACAAATTCAAAAAGATGGTTACTATAGAGATAGTAAAGGTAAAATTATGTTACCTCTTATTACTTTTAAACGGAATAGTATTGAAAAAAATCGTAGTTTAGCTAATAAATTAGATTCAAATTTCCCTAATAACATAAATGTTTTTACAAAATCATATTCTAAAAATAATGCATACGATAACTTTAATATTTTAAACAATAAAATACCACAAAAAGAATATTATGCTGTAGTAGTTCCAGATTATGTTACTATTACATATGATTTTATAATATCAACTTATTATATAGAACAATTAAATAAACTAATAGAAGCATTTAATTACGCTTCAGATAGTTATTGGGGTGATCCTGAAAAATTTAAATTTAGATCTAGAATAGATTCTTTTGCTACACCTGTTGAATTAGTCCAAGGTGGAGAAAGAACAGTTAAAGCAACTTTTAGTTTAAAGTTGCATGGTTATGTAGTACCATTAACTACTCAAAAAGATTTATCTTCTATTAAGAAATTTAATAATAAAACTACAGTAGTTATTGAAGAAAAATTAAT